TGAGCTGCGTGAGGGTATAGCTGAAAACCTTTCCACCATTGTTGGGCTAAGAGTTTCTAGTTTCGTTCCTGATAACCCAAACCCACCTATGGCTATTGTTACTCCACAGAACATTGAGTATCACAAGGCTTTCAAGAATGGGTTTAGCACCTACAACTTTGTTGTATCTGTGTTTGTGACAAGAGTTTCTGAGCGTACTGCTCAAACAAATCTTGATGCTTACTGCGCACCAACAGGTGCATCTAGTATCAAAAGTGCGATAGAATCAGATAGGACACTATCAGGTCGTTGTTTTGATTTGATAGTATCTGATATGAGAAACTACGGCTCAGTCATTATCGGTGATAACACATATCTAACAGCAGAGTTTGACTGTGCTGTTCAAGCAAATTAGGAGAGCATAAATGCCAGTTTATGTAGCAACAGACCACAAGATTACAGTTAATGGAACAGCATTTTCAAACGTTCTTCAGAGTGTAAGCCTTGATTTGAGTCTTGATGAAGTTGAAACCACTGCTTTTGGTGGTCTATGGAGAACACGAGTTGCTGGTCTAAGGTCAGGCTCTGTAACTCTAAACTTCTTCCAGGACTTCGGTGCAGGTGCGGTTGATGCCGTTATTGCACCACTATTCACAGCAGGTTCATACGCTACTGTGGTGGTGAACCCGACAAGCTCTGCAACTTCAGCCACCAACCCTGCGTGGACTGCAATTTGTCTTGTCAGCCAGTACCAGCCATTCTCGGCTTCAGTCGGGGATATCGCTACACTTTCAGTTACATGGCCGACAAGCGGCACTGTGACTCGTGCAACAGCCTAATAACTAAGGAAAACAATTGAAAATAAACCTACGCATTGAATTTGTTTCTGGTGAAGAAAAAGAGATTACTTGCTCGGCTTCTGACATGGTTAAGTTTGAATCTAAATTTGACCTGTCAGTTGCTGTGCTTGAATCTAACGTCAAGTTAACTCACCTGCTGTATCTTGCTTATCTTGCAGAGTCTCGCACTAAGTCCACTACAAAGGAATTTGATGTGTGGGTTGATGATGTGGCTTCTATTAAGGCGAGTGAAAACGACCCAAAATAGTTGGGTTGGGCGATAGTTCGGCCCACTGGTATATTGCTTCGTTAGCGGTTGAGACTGGTATTAGTCCTGCTGCTTTGTTGGAGTGTGATGACCGCATGTTGTGGACTTTAGGTAGGTATTTGGTTTGGCGTAGCCAGCAACAATCTCGTTGATAGAATAGATGTGATTGGTGGTGTTTTATGGCTCGTGAAGTACAGTATGTAACTAAAGGCGGTCGTAGCGGCCTGTATCTCACTGATTACAATGATTTGATTAAAGAGTTGAATCGTGTCCAGCCTACTCTTGTCAAACAGCTCCAGCGTGATTACCGTAAAATTGCAAAGCCTGTGAAAACCGCTATTCAGAATGTTATTCCGCTTACTCCGCCTTTGAGTGGTTTTACTCCTAAGACTCAGCCTGGTCGTGTTACTTGGGGTGCTAACTATCAAAACAAGAATAAAGATATTAAAGACATTTTAGTTCAGACTCCTTCACCTAAAAAAGCGCCTAGGACTTTTAGTAGAAATAAAACGGATGTCGCTTCCGTTGGTCGTTTGATGGTTCAAAATGCTGGTGTTGTATTGGCTGACATGGCTGGTAGAACTGGTAATGATATAAACAAGTATGCGTTTACTCGTGAGTATGACTATAGCCGTAGCCGAACTGGTAAAAGAAAGCACAGAGTTAATGGTCAAGGTCGCATCATGATTAACAGGCTAAATAAGCGTTTGGGTCGTAATGCTTCTAGGTTTATTTATAAGGGTGTGGATGCTTCTAGACCGAAGGCTATTGCACAATCTAAACTTGTTTTACAAAAAGCGTTTAGTGTCATAAACAAGAGGATGGTTGATTAATGGCTGGTTCTATCTTTATTCCTTTAGTTTCTGTTTTTGATGCTAAGGGTGTTAACCAGGCTAGAACTGGTATGGCTGCGTTGTCTAAGTCTGTGCAGGGTTTGAAGAGTGCTTCAATGGGTGCGGCCGCTTCTTTTGCTGGTATTGGTGCTTTAGGTTTTATTGGGGCTGTCACTAGAGCTGCTCGTGACCTTGACCGTAACATGGTTGGTTTGGGTAACGTTTTTGAGGATTTAACTCCGCAAATGCAAAGGTTCTCTAAAAATGCTTCTGCTATTGGTTTGAGCCAAGTTGAAGCTTCTAAGGCTTCTACGTTTCTAGGTTCGGTTTTAAAGCAGTCTGGTTTTGAGATGGGCTTTGTTGCTGATGAAACTGAGAATCTTGTTGGTTTGGCTGCCGACTTGTCTGCTACTTATGGCTATGATTTGTCTGAAGCGTTGACTGGTATGACAGCGTTGTTTAGAGGTGAGTACGACCCGATTGAAAAGTTCGGTGTCGCTATGAAGCAGTCTGAAGTAAACGCTTTGTTGGCTGCTCGTGGGCAAGGTAAGTTGACTGGTGCTACTTTACGTCAAGCTCAAGCTCAGGCTCGTTTAGACATTTTGTATCAACGTTCTCAGGATGCTCAGGGTGCTTATGCACAGCAGTCTGGTAGTTTGTTTGTTGTTCAGACACAGTTGAAGGCTGCGTTTGACAATTTGAAGTCTAGTGTTGGTCAGGCTATGACTGACCCTATGGCGAAGTTTATGAGTGCTTTTTTGCCGTTAATGCCTATGCTTGAGAAGAGCCTGATTCCTTTATTTGAGAATTTGGGTAAACTTCTTGCTGACCTTGGCCCTGTGCTTGCTGCTAAGGCAGAGAACTTTTTGGTTTTGTTAGATGCTGTTAATCCTCTTATTACTACGCTAACTAATTTGATTAGTCCGTTGTTAAAGCCTTTGGCTGCTATTTTTCAAGTGTTGTCTGAAGTTGTGAAGCCGTTTATTCCGTTGATTACTTTCTTGGCAAAAGTTATTGAAGCTGCGTTGATTCCTGTAGTAACTTTTTTGAGTTTTATTTTTATGGCTGCAGCTAAGACTCTTGGTGCTTTGCTAAAGGGTCTAGGTCAGTTGTTTAACATGAGTGATGCCTTTGACTCTATGACTGAGGGTTTAGATGACTTTATTGGGGAGTTTGACCGTCTAAACGGTGCTTATGCTACCACTGGTGTTGCCTATAATGACATGACTAAGGTTCTGTCTGGAAAACTTCCTTTAACTGATGTTGATGGTGTCACTAAGGCAACTGAAAAGGCTGCGAAGGGTATTCAGAAGGCTACAGATAAGTTGACTGACTTTATTGAGTCTGCTCTAGGTATTCAAAGGTCTATCATTGATTCTGCTAACATCACTGGATTGATGGAAGAAAGCACTAAAGAAATTGTGCAGAGCATCACTTATCTTGACGGCAAGTTTAAGGTTGTTACTGTTAGTGCTTCTCAGGGTGCTTCTGACATTGCTTCTAACTTCAAAAACAGACTCAATCAGATTAAGGCTTTTTACGACAACCTCACGAAGCTAAGTAAAGCAAATCTTGATTCTAGTTTGATTTCACAAATTGTTAGTGCTGGCCCTGAAGCTGGTAATGCTACTGCTGAAGCGATTTTGGCTTCAGGTACAGAAGGTATTAAGGGGCTAAATAAGACTGCTAAGGACATTAAGAAGGTCGCTGGGGACATTGGTGTTCTTGGTGCTACTGCTATGGAGAAGGCTGGCGGTAGGTTAGGTAATGGACTTATTGATGGTCTGTATGCTCAACAGGACATGATGATTGCTTCTGCAGCGGCTATTGGCAACAAGGTTGGTGAAGCACTGGGTGTTGCTGCTAGTGCAAGGTTAAAGACTGTTATCGCTGAAGCTGGTGCGGCTGGTTTCCAACTTACTGAAGCCGAAAAGTTGGCTATTGACCCTAACTATAAGAAGGAAACATTTAAGAAACCTGCTCAGGTGCTTCCTAAAGTGGCTAATATGGACATGCCTAGGTTTATTAGCCAGTATCAGGCTGGTGTTGCTGGTGCTGGTTTAGGTGGTGCTTACAGTTTGATGGAGTCTGAAGATATTGCTAATCCTTTTGACCGCAACACTGTAGGGTTCTCTAAGTTTAAAGAAAGTCAAGCGATTGCTAATGACTACAACATTTCTATCAATGTTGCTCCTGGTGCGAGTGGTGCGCAAATTGGTGATGCTCTTGTGAAGGCTATTCAGGAATATGAGCGTTCTAAGGGTAAGGGCTGGCGTACTAACTAATGGCTATTGAAGCAACCGTTTGGCTGTATGAACCTACTACTGGTGATGGCATTGAAGTTACTTCTAAGGTTTTTTCGGTCAACATTACTAGGGGTAAGTCTAGGCAGTTAGATTATTATGAGCCTGGTTCTGTGACAGTTGTTTTAAATAACTTTGATAGGTCTTTTGACCCTTTGAATGATGCTTCAGATTTTCAACCTTTTGTTTATCCCAAACGTAGAATTGATGTTTCTACTAACGGTCTAACTATTTTTAGCGGTTTGATTGATGAATGGTCTTTCAGTTATGACCCTAATGGTGAGTCTTACGCTAACGTTTATGCCACTGAGGATAGTGGTTTGTTGGCGAATATGTACATGTTTGCCGAGAGTTTTCCACAAGAGTTGACTGGGGCTAGGGTTGACAAGGTTTTAGATAACTCTG